TAGAGGTTAAATTTTCATTTGAAGTTTGTGGTAAAGTATCTGCCATTTTTTATCCTACTGTTTTAAACCAGGTAATACACCCATCATGATAGGTGCTTGAGCTGATTGACCATCACTAAAAAATCCTACAACCCAATCACCAATCATTGGCGCCGAAAAAGATTTTGAATTGTTTACTGGATACATTGGTTGTGCCCATGGTAAATCATCTATTGGTAAATCTGAAGTATTGTCACTATGCCAACCAAAAATACGAACTTTGCAGCGACCAAGGCCTAAAGGGTCATCTCGTTTTTCAACAACTCCCATCCACCAAACAAATCCATCTTTTCCAATAAAATTTTGCATTATTGATTTACCGCCGTTTTATATTCGGAGGAGTTATTATTAACTCCACTATATGCTGTTGGTGTGCTATCTTTAGCAATTTCTAAAATTGTTTGAAATGCAGTAGGTTGAATTATGTGTCTTACTGCGGTCACCAAATATTTACCTGAATAAAATTTATCTAAATTTTTTGTATCACCAGGTTTTAATGTTAATAGATTAAAATCAATTGTTCGTCCGGCTGAAATTCCAGTATCACCAGGAATTTTTGCTTTTAATACTGTGTAATTAGCCAAAGCAATTTGAGCTGTTCTATTAGGAACATAAGTTTCAATTGCTATATCATTTGCAACAGAACCAGCTGACTGTTTTATATATGGTGCTTTTGATTGAGAACTATTACTTGTTGCCACTTTAAAATTTGCTTCATAAGAACTATTTTGTGTTAAACCCAATCTATTTTGCAATTGATTTGTTGGTTCTCCAGGATTTAAACTTTTAGATTGTCCTTTGTAATTTGCATAATTAAAATCTGTTACTGTTTTTGTTCTTGTAATAGGATCGATAGAAACTAATCTATTTGCAAAAGCTCCAGAATTAATATCATTTACCATATCATAAACTTTAACAAACTCATAATCAAGAACTGATATTGATTTTTCTTGAAATGATGCATCTTCTATATTTTTTGTTTGATATTTGTATGTTGCATAAACAGCATCACTAAACATCGATTGGAGCGACCTATAATTAAAACCTTCTTTGGTTTCAAAAAATAACATATCAGCACCTTTTATTCCAGCCAGGTCTGGTCTTGCATATGTTGAAATCCAACTAATTGTTTCAAAAGGTTTAAGTCTAGGAACAACAAAATTATAAATGCCTGTTGTTGGTTCAATCTTTGCAACTTTTTTACTTATATTTACTTTTAATTGGTCTGATAAAATATTAGTAACAATATCAGAAATTTTAAAACCATTAAATGATTTGCTAATCTTAATCTGTTCAGATAATACTAATTCTTCTGAACAAAAATATAAAGTATAAGTTTCTGCATTTTGATTACCAATAGGTTTTCTATTGCCTATTTTATAAACACGATATAATTGGTCATTTGAGTTTGGAGAATTTTTACTTTTACCAAAATTAATTTCAACATATTCATTACCTGTTAAACCCAATCCTTCAATAAAACCTTGTGCATCCATAATAGTTACATAACCAGAAATACAAAAACTATAAATGTCCTCGTAATAAGATAATTCTAATAATAACTTTTTCATTTCAAATCTTTGACCACTTGCCGTCAAAAAATTCAAAGTTTCTAAAGAATAATCTTGTGGATATGCAGGACCAGGATTTTCTATTAAAGAAAAAGATTGTTGTTCAATATCTGCCATTATTAAGCCATTAATGTTTTAAATTGTTTCTCTACTTCGTCCACATAACTTGAATTTAAAATTTTAATATTTCTTTTCGATTCATTTAAAGTATTTTCATAATCATAATAATTAACCGCTGATTTTGAAACATTATAAGATACAGAACCAGTAGGTAAACTATATGTAGTTGAACTTGGATTCAATGAATTGTAACTAGTTTCATCAATCGTAATTGTCTGAATGGTTGTTGTTTGAGTTGATATATCATATTTTGTGATAATTTTTTCATAATGATGAATGTGTGCATATGGATTAAAATCTTTATACTTATCGGCAATATAAGATGCAAATTCATTAGAATCTAATGGCCAATCCCATTGTGGGTCAACAATTTGGTTTGTAAACAAAATAATCCAATAACGATAAGAATCACCATAGTATTTGTATGCAATCGTTTCTGGTGTATCACCATCTTGAATGTCATAAGAATAATAAATTGTTGGATTTTCTAAAAAAGCAGGAATGATGGAACATCTTGCCATTAAATTTGTCATAATAACAGAATTGCGATTTGCATCTGTTTTTATAATTTTTGGTAAAGAATCGAAATATCGCATTTTTAATATCCGTTCTGAATCTTATCTCTTGTGATAAGTTCAATTTCTTTAAAGTCTAAAGTTAATACTGTTTGAACAGGTGAACCATCACCGTATGTTGCATATCCACTTGGAGCATAGTTTACATCGCAACTAGTAATAACACTTTTTGTCACTTTACTTATTCTTGTATTTTCAACCCCATTAAAATAAAATGTTGGTACAAAAATAGAAGGAGGAACAAAAAACATACCTGCTGTTCCTGTTGCTAATCTTGGTGCTGCGTGAGTTTTAAACATCTTAATAATGTTTGAAACCATTTGAGCTTCATCTTTTGAATATGGTGTAAAAGTAAATGACATTTGATAAGTTCTAAAATCAATACCATCAAACATAACTTGTTGTTGTGGGTTAAATGCATAACCTTGGCCACGCATCAATAATTTTGCTGGACCACTATCTAATACTTGTGCAACAGCTTTAACAGCTGTACCAACAATTGGAATTTGACCAGCAGCCGCAACTGCACTTAAATTTTCATACGAAGCATTATATGTAAAATTTACTGTTTCAGGAATATATAAAGAAATTGAACCAACCGATTTCGTTTTTGGTTGAGAAAATTCAAGCGATTTGGTAATACTTGATGGATCCTGAATAAAATTAGAAATGCTATCTGTTGCTTTATCTAAAGCTCCAGAAGGATTTGAAAATACTTCCGTGGCAGCTGCGCCAGCTGCGCTTACAGCTGATTTGGCTGCACCCGCTAATTTATCTGAAATTTCAGAATATGATGCTGTTTGAATCTCTTGAATATCAAATTTAACCACATGACCTCTTGTTGCGGATTGCAAATCTCTTGGATATTGTAAATCGGTTCTACCAAAATTATTTCCAAAAAGTGCGCCTAGAGGACCATTTACAGACGAACCGGGTATTGATACTCCACCAATTGAAGTAGGTATTGAAATGATAGCCATTAAATCCTCTAGAAAAAAAGTTATACATAGTATTTATATGGCTTATAGTGGACTATTCAAACCTTCTAATCCCAAAAAATACATTGGGGATTCAAATAATATTATCTACCGTTCTTCTTGGGAATGTAAGGTGATGCATTGGTTAGACAGAAACCCCGATATTTTATCTTGGGCTTCTGAAGAACTGACTGTTCCTTATGTTTCACCAGTAGATGGTCGATGGCATCGTTATTATCCAGATTTTCTCGTAAAAGTTAAAACTAAAGATGGTAAATTGAAAACCATGATGCTTGAAGTGAAACCCAAGAGGCAAGCACAACCACCAGAACCACGCAAACGAATCACTAAACAATATATTAATGAAGTCACCACATGGGGTGTTAATCAAGCAAAATGGAAAGCAGCCATGGAATTCTGTGCTGACCGTTCTTGGGAATTTAAAGTCCTTACTGAAGAACATCTAGGACTGTAACTAAATAATCTTTATGGCATCCAAACTTACACAACTCGCAAAAGAAAAAACAGCGGCTCAATTACAAACAATGAGCCGTGAATCTTTTAAATGGTTAACGAAACAAGTTAGTTCGTTGAGTAATCCAACGGGAATTGCTTCGACCATTATAAAAGATAAAGGTAGAGGTGGAGATTTTTCTCCAGGAAATCTGTATTTCTTCTATTATGACCCCAAAACAAAAGATAAATTGGACTATTATGACCGATTTCCTTTGGTATTAGTATTGGACAGGCAAAATGATGGATTTATGGGATTAAACCTACATTACTTGCCAGTTAAATACCGAATTGGTCTTTTGGATAAATTGATGGATTATGCGGAGGTTGACGGCAATAATGATATTATGCGTATGCGTGTCAGTTATGACATTTTAAACGCATCCAAGACTTATAAAGAGTTTAAACCTTGTTTGAAGAAGTACCTCTACACTCAGGTGCAATCTAAAATAACTACCGTTCATAAAAATGAATGGGATATCGCAGCATTTTTGCCAACTCAACAATTTAGGAAAGCTTCCGCTTCTAAAGTGTGGCAAGAATCATTGGAACAATTATAAGGATAAAAAATGGCAGGTTCAATTAACGATTTTAAATCTAGTTTTACAAAAGACTTGGCAAGACCAAGTCGTTTTGACGTTAATATTCCAGTTCCATTGACTTTAATACCTTATGTTCAAAATGCTAAAAGTTTGGTTTATCGATGCGAAAATGCACAATTACCGGGTAGAACTTTTGGTGGACAAGTAGAACAGAAAATTGGTTCGAATCCGGTTGAAAAATATCCAAATTTAACCACATATAATGATATCGATTTAACATTTATTGTTGATGATGATATGAGCCAAAAAGTATTTTTTGATGCTTGGATGAATTTTATTAATCCAACATACAATTATAACTTTAGATATAAAGGTGATTATGCAACAGCTATCACTATTAATCAATATGATGTTACAAATAAATTATCTTATTCTGTAAACTTATATGATGCTTATCCTGTTTCAATGAATCAATTAGATTTAGATTGGTCATCGGACGGAACACACAAACTTGTTGTAACATTTGCATATACTTACTGGCAAAACAATTCTATTCAAGCACTTGGTATGCAGCTTATTGATGCTGGTCTTGCATACTTTTCTGATGCTGTTGGTGGTTTGGGTGGTAATGCATCTGGCGCTATAAATTCTGGTTTTAATTCTTTACCCAATTCAATAGTAAACAATAATAATACAGACCAACAAGTAGATGTTTCAAAAACTCTTTCATCTAATGAAACGATAGTAAATCAGTAATAAATTATTAATATTATAGGAGTTAATTATGGCTTTACCAAAACTTGATGTGCCAACTTATGAAATTGTTTTACCAGTTTCTAAGATAAAAATTAAATATAGACCATTTCTTGTCAAAGAACAAAGAAATCTATTGATGGCGCTAGAATCAAACGATTCAAATAGTATTCAACAAAATGTTAAAGATATTCTTTATAATTGCACTTTGACTGAAGGTGTTGATATTGATAGATTACCTATCATTGATGTCGAATTTTATTTTGTCAATCTTCGTGCCAAATCTGTTGGTGAAGTAGTTGAAACAAAATATAAATGTAATAATATTGTTGAAAATAAAGAATGTGGAAATATTATGGAATCCAACATTAATTTGACGGATTTAAAAGTTGAAATAAATGAAAATATTTCTTCAGAAATTAAACTCACCGAAAATATTACAATTAAATTAAAATATCCAGAATTTGGAATTGTAAAAGATTCTTTTCAATACGATGATATTACAACCGTTACATTTAATATGATTGCAAATAGTGTTGAATACATTTATGATGGTCAACAATTCTACTACGGTTCAGAAGCACAACCAGGAGAAATGGTTGAATTTATTGAAGGTTTGAATCAATCACAGTTTAGTAAAATTGAAGATTTTTTTAATAATTTACCAAAATTAAAAGAAACTGTGCATATGAATTGTGGTAAGTGTGGATTTAAACATAATATAGATGTAGAAGGCCTTGAAAATTTTTTCGGCTAATATTTCGTCATGACAATTTAAAGAATTACTATAAGACTAACTTTT